GTCATCTGCACCGTCCCAGGTTCCAACCACCTCGAGGCACGCCATGCCCAGCAGCGCCTCGAGCTTCTGCCTGTTGAATATGGCGCCATGGCGGTCATCGGCGTCCACATGCCCGCCCATGAGGAAAGACTCGGTCACATGGCCGCCGCCATTGTGGTAGTGCGCCAGCACCTTGTCGAAGTCAGGCACGGCCACCAGCAGCTCACCACCTAGCCGGAGCGCTCGCGCCCACTCGCGCAGCACAGCCAGCGTGTCTCTGTGGCTGGCGTGCTCAAGCACATGGCTGGCCCTGATGCAGTCAAGCTGGCCGTCGGCAATGCCCTCCAGGCATTCCATGCGGCGGCCCTGCTTGATGTCCCACGGCTCATGGCCTGGCTGTGCGGCGTCCCCGCAGCCGATGTCGATTCGCTTGATGGTGTCCGTCATAAGACACAGCGGCGCCGCCTGGCGCCGCTGTGCGGGTAGGTGGTGCTGGCAGTCTATCAGACTGCGAACACATTGCGCGCATCGACGGTGCCAGCGCCCGTGGTGCCCGCGCCGTCCTGGCGCCGCCCCAGGGTGGCGTACCCCACCACCGTCGCGGAGGCGCCAGGCGTGACGCTCAACTTGAGGTACCTCTTGAGGCCGCGCGTGTCCACCTGGATCAGGTAGTACGGGGTCGTGAGGGTGGTGGCCGTGCCGTGCGTGCCGATGGTGAAGTCGGTGCCGCCCGTGATGCCAGCAGCCACCCAGGTGCTGTCATCGTCAGACTGCTCGACCTTCAAGGTGCTGGCCGCGTTCGTCACATTCGCATGCACCGCGATGGTGGCGTAGTCGTAGCCCTTGCAGTCGATGCTGGTGGTGGCCGTGGCGTTGGTGGCCACCGAACCCGATGCCAGCGCGTAGATGAACTTCTGATTTGCTTCGCGAATCATGGTAGTTGACCCTCCTGCTGGTCAGCGCGTGTACTGAATGATGGGGCCAGCCGTGGTGCTGTCGCCCGTGTTCGCAGCGACGATGTCGATGCGCTGGGTGCCGCGCACCGCCATCTCGTCCTGCTCGAAGGCGTTCAGCGCGCTGTCGGAGAGCTTGAGGCTCATTTCGCGACGGTCGCCGAAGTAGCACGCCTGCTGCAGGTCACCGAAGTACGCGAGCACGGTGCCGTCCGTGGTGGTGCTGGCCGGAGGCAGAACCTGCGAGAAGACCACCTCGTAGCCGAAGAAACGCGGCTGCACGCCAGCGGCAATCTCCGCAGCCGACACGCCACCAGCCGTCATGGCGATGCGCTCGAACAGCTGGTGATAGACGCTCTTGTGGCAGTAGAGGCGGCAATTCGGCCCCATGGCGTAGGCGGGCAGCCCAGCGAAGAGCTTGGCGATTCCCGCGTTGGTGATGGCCGTGGTCAGGTCGCCCGTGCCCGCGCCGGAGTCAACGACACCCGCGCTGCCCATGGCGTTGGCCAGGCCGACGATGCCACCGTAGCCGCTGGTGCCGTCGCCAAGGAACCCAGCCTCGTCCTCACGCTTGGAGAACTCGTAGGCGATCTCCTGCGCCAGGTCATCGGCAATGTTCACAATGGCGTCCTCGGCCAGCTCGTTGCTGACCGTGGTGAGGGTCATCAGCTTGCGCGCCACCAGCGTCACCTGGTCGAAGGTCTGCGTCGACTCGGTGCCCTGGCGGGCCTCGCCCGTCCAGTAGCTGGTGACGGTGGCCGTGCGGCGCGGCATGGTGAGCGTGTCGCGCGACATCGGCACGACCTTCGCGTAGCGCCGGAAGACGCCATACTGCTCACGCAGGTTGATGATGGTCTGCTCGAACTCCTCGGGCACCAGGAACCCGCCCGCGCTGTTCACACCTTCGGTGTGCGCCTTGAGCCGGAGGCCGTTGGACGCGCACCAGTCAATGCTCTTGCGGTGGCCGTTGGTCGCCATGAGCCAGCGCCCGAAGCGATAGGCGCCCTCGGCGTTGTCGAAGTTCTTCACACGCTTGAACGAGCGGAGCATGGGCGCGCCGCCAACCTGCAGCGCCTTGCGCACGGGCACGCCAGCGTCGAGCTCGAGCTTGACATGCTCGCGCACGCTCTTGGCAACCTGCTCCTCGTTGGCCTTGGCGCCGTCCTGCTGCATGGCACCGTCCTCCATGGCGTCTTCGGTGGTGGCGCCAGCGGCGGCGCGAATGACCACCTCAACGGACTCCGGGTCGATGGGCGTGCCAGCCTCGTCAACCAGCATGGCGCCCTCGAGCATGAGGCTCTTGGCGTGCGTCACGCCAGCCTCGCCGTGCTGGTTGGCTGCGGCCTGCAGCCCCTTGCGAAAGGTCTCGATGTTGATCGTCTTCATTCGTCTGCTCCTGCAGGTGTGTCGACTCCAGGCGCCGCCTCAAGGCCCATGCCGCCAGCGCGCGCCGCCATCAGCTCCACAGCCTGCCCATGCGCCGTGCGATTTCACGGCGCGCAATGGATGCCACATCTATCGTCTGCTTGACCTTGGGCCTGCAGGCTGGCGGCAGGTCAACCACCACCTGCACCCGCCTGGGCGGCTGGTACCCCATCCAGCGCTGGGCGTCGGCGGCGCTGACGGCGCCCTTGCGCACGGCGCTGACCAGCGCGTCAGGGTTGGCCTGCAGGGGCGCAATGCTCACCTCGCGGAGCTTCCATTTCGAGTACACGGTGTGAACCTGCTCACCGTACTTCTTGCGGTCATCGGGCGTTGCGCGCCGCATGCCGCCCTGCTCGGGGAAGTAGCCGATGCTAATGCCACGCACAATGCCCTGCCCCACCAGGCTGGCCACGAAGTCGGGGAAGTAGGTGCCCTCGAACCCGTCCGGCCTCTTGGCGAATGTGAACTCACCGACGATGCTGTTGGGCTGCCTCTTGAGAGACAGGCACCTGCCAACAGGCTGCTCGTAGTCGTGGTTCCAAAAAAGCACAGGGTTGCGCTCGTACTCGGTGGCGTTCATGCCCTGGGGCACCACCACCTCGAAGTCCCTGTCGAGCGCGTCGGTGGTGATGACCGCCTCAAACCCGCTGGCGGTGCTGCTGAACTTGGCATCGAGCGCCTTGCGAATCACGCTGCTCTCCTGGGGTCAGCCCCTGATGCGCCGCTCGGCTTCGGCGGCAATGTCCTCGAAGTCATCGGCAAGCACGGGCAACATGGCGCAGCGGCAATTCGGGTGCAGCGGCGGCCCCTGAACATCCTCGAAGTCGAGGTTCATGCTGCCACCACCACGCACCGCCAGCGTCTCACCCTGGCTGTAGAACGGCTGGTCGAGCGGCACGCCCGCCTTGCCATAGGCTTTCGCAGCTGCGCTGCAGAACTCACAGGCGTCCGGCGCCAGCTCCCACCTCTTGCCAGTCACCAGGCCCGTGGCGCGCCAGGCGTCCTGGTTGGCCGTAGACGCGGCGCGTGCCGCCTCGGTGCGTGCAATGGTGGTTGCGCGGCGGCGCGTCATGTCGCCCGCAGCATCGTCGGCACCTTCGGCCCAAGCTTGCACGCGGTCAGCCAGCTCACCCACCGTTTCGCCCTTGGCCAGCCCGTCGCCAAGCAGGTCGCGCACGCGCGCCTCTGTGTAGCCGTTGACCGACGCCGCCGCCCGCTGCGCCAGCGTGGTGCTGGAGCGTGCCACATAGTCCTCGAGCTGCTGGCTGCTCCAGCCCAGCTGTGCCACCGCAGGCGTGCCCGCCACGCGCTGAAGCGTGTCCATGCCCAGCGCGGCGCCGCCCTCGAGGGCGCGCGCCAGGTACGGCTGCAGCGCCTCGGTGAGGTCGCGATTCCACTTCGCGCTGCGCAGCAGGCGCGTGACCTGGTTGACCAGCTCGGTGGTGTCACCACCGCCCGCCTTGATGGCACGCACCACCTCCTGCACCTGGGTGCGCAGCACGCTGGTGGTGCCGGACAGCCAGCGCTCGAGCAGCTCGTCATTCACCAGGGCGCCCGTGTCGGCCTTGGCCAGCGCCTCCTGGTCGTGTGCCAACCACCACTCGCGATGGCTCTTGACATGGCTGCAGCCGCATGACTTGGCCGCCTCGCGCTCACGGTCGAACTCGGCCACCTTGCGGGCCGCCCAGTCCCAGCCCTCGTCACCACCCCAGCCCATCCAAGCCTGCCACCCTGGCCCCTGCTCGTCCCAGCTCTCGCCCTGCTTGTCGGACTCATGGCGCTCGAAGTAGGCCACCATGCGCCTGATGGTCTCTTCCGACAGGGCCACCCTGTTCTGCAGGTCGCGCGCCCTGGCCAGCCCCACCTCGGTCATGCCACGCTGGCTGGCAGGCTTGGCCTCGCGCACCTCGAGCGCGCGCCGCGCATTGTCGGCAACCTGCTGCGGCGGCACGGTGTCAATGTCCTCGAGCGCCTTGGCGCCGCCGCACATGCTGATGGCGATGGCCGTCGCCTGCTCCTGGTCGTAGCCCTCCTGCAGCAGCTTGGCAATGCCACGGGCCACGCAGTCATCCAGGCTTTCGCCTGGCTGCGGTTCAGGCTTGCGCACGGGTGCAGGTGCCGCCGCCTGCTGGGCGTCGGCCTGCGCAGGCGCGGCAGGTGCCATGGGCGTGATGGGGTCGAATATGGCGTCGAGCTGCTCGGCTGCCACGGTGGGGAAGCTGGCCCGCGCAATGGCGCGCGCCGCCTCCTTCGGCAGCTCACCAGCCTGCACAGCTGTGGCCATGTCGACCAGGCTTTGAATCTGCGCGCCGTTCAGCGCCGTGTCGGCCACCGCATCGGCCTGCGCCGCCGCGTCGGCTGGCTGCTCAACGGTGGCGTCATCGGCCTGCGGCGCCGTGTCGGGTTCAGGCGTGGGGCTGGCTGCCGGAGCGGTGTCGGCGGGCAGCGGCACGCCTGCGCCGTATGGCATGGCCATGGGCGTGCCGCCCAGCGGCTGCCCGTTGACATGCAGCATGTCAGCGTGCGGGTCATCGACAATGGGTTCGAGCCCCTGCTGCTCACGCGCCTCGTTCGGCGTCATCCAGCCATTCGCCACGGCTGCCTGGCGCTCGGTCAAGTCCTGCACCCTGTTGGCGGGCACAGGGTTGTCATAGGCCAGCACGGCATCGTCCTCGAGGCCGAACAGGGGAAGCAGGCGCTGGTTCAGCACCTCTTCGTCCATGCGGCACAGGGGCAGCACGGTCATCTCGCGCCAGCTGCTGAACCCAGCCTCGGCGCTGGCCAGGTTGGGGTCATTGGCCTTGAGCATGCTGACTGGCACGCCGAACACGGCTGCAATCTCCTCCACAATCTCCTCGCGCCCCTCGAGGTCTTTGCTGGGGAACTGCATCGGCTTGAGGTCTATGTCGGCTGTGGTGACAAGGAAATGACCTGTCTTCCTGTTGCCGCGCAGCTTGGCCTGAATCTGCTGC